CTGGTAATGGTAGTGGCAGTTGGTATGGATTTGCATTTACCAACGGAGCGGAAGGTAGAGGCAACCAGGCTCAAGGTGGTTTTGGCGGCGGCGGAGGCGGCGGCGGTACTAATGGCGCTGGTGGAGGTGGAGGATACTCTGGCGGTGGAGCAACTTACTGGAGTTTCTATGGTGCTGGTGGCGGATCTTACAATGGCGGAACGAGTCAGCAGGGATCAACTGCAGCGCAGAACAACGATGGTGCGATTACAATTACATTCCAAGGTTAATAAATAACATAGTATCATTAGTTTTTGATTACTATGGATCCCGCAACACTCAAGAAAAATTTTGAAGAGCAAATTGCTACTACAGAAAAGCAAATTGCAGAATTAGAAGATAATCTCCAAAAAGCAAAGGAGTATAAGATTAAACTACAAGGTGGTCTTGAAACTCTAGGTATTCTGGAAGGCGAAGGCGCTGCTCCTGAGGGAGAACCTGAAGCACCAGAAGAAGCTGCTGAATAAATACCAAATCCCTTCTTCCTAAATAGGTAAGAAGGGATTTTTGTGTGTAATGGCATCTCCAAGTTCTAAGGCTGAACTCATCACATATTGCAAGAGGCAACTTGGTGAACCCGTCTTGCAAGTTAACATTGACGATGAGCAAGTTAACAACGTTATTGATGACACATATCAGTTCTTCCAAGAGAACTGTTATAACGGAATGGAAAGATGCTATCTAACACACGCATTAACTGCTGACGATATTACTAGATTCAAAGCTACTACAACAACTACTGCTGGTACATCGGATTGGAATGAAGCAACAAACTACATTCCAATCCCATCCCATGTAACTGGTATTAGTAAAGTTTTTGGATTGGTAAGTAATTCAATTAGATCTAATCTCTTTGGTGTTGAATATCAATTGTATCTAAATGATCTCTATGCATTTGGATCACTAGATATTCTCAACTATTTTATGACTAAGCAATATCTAGAAACACTAGATATGGTTCTGAACAATGGTTCATTCCAGCAGTTCAGATTTACAGCACGTCGTGATCGTTTATATCTTGACGTAGATGCTGACTTCCTCGCAGAAGATAAGTATCTGCTGATTGAGGCACATAGGATGATTGATCCTACAGATGCTACAGAGATCAATAATGACATGTTTGTCAAGAAGTATGCTACTGCTCTCATGAAGAAGCAGTGGGGTATGAATCTAATTAAGTATAACAACGTTCAACTTCCTGGCGGTGTTACACTTAATGGTAGAGAGATCTACACAGACGCACTTGCAGAGATCGAGAAGATTGAATCTGAAGTTCTCAGTAAGTACGCAATCCCACCAATGGATATGATCGGATAAAATGCCTACCAGTCCCTACTTCCCAACGTACTATCAAGGTCATAGTGGCGAACAGAATCTCGTTCAGGATCTTGTGGATGAGCAAATCAAACTGTTTGGTACAGACATATACTATATCCCTAGAGTAGTTCTCCAAGATAACACACTGGATGAAGTTAGATACTCTAAGTATCAAGAGCAATTCCAGATTGAGATGTTGCTGCAGAACGTCATGGGTTTTGGTGATAATGCAGAATTCATCTCCAAGTTCGGTTTAAGAATTACAGACGAAATTATCTTCCGTGTGTCTACAAGACGCTGGGATGAAGAAGTAGCAGAACATACTCCCGACCTTACAATTGATAGTAGACCTAATGAGGGAGATCTATTATACTTCCCACTAACAAAAGATATCTACGAAATTAAGTTTGTTGGTAAAGAAGAACCATTCTTCCAGTTTGGTAAGATTCAATTCTATGCTATCACTGCTGAGATCTACGAGGTTGGCAGCGATACATTCGAGACAGGCGTTGAGGAGATTGACGATATCGAACAACTCTTCGATCCTGCTATCAAACTATTCATGGATCCTGGTGGATCTGGAGACTTCCAAGTTGGTGAAGAGGTTGTTGGAGATGAGTTCCTGGCAAAAGCAACTGCTGCTATTACAGGAGATGCTGTATCAGGTATCACAATCACAGATGGTGGATCACACTATAAGCAAGGAACTCCACCTTCAGTAACTATTACAGGAGACGGGACAGGTGCGACAGCTACTGCTACGGTTAGTTCTACTGGCATTGTTAACGGCATTACTATCACCAGTGGTGGCACAGGTTATACTACTGCACCTACTGTCGTCATTGACTACTCACCTAAAGACAACAGAGCAGAGGTCAAGTCCTGGGATAGCACAACTAGATCCCTCCAAGTCATCAACAGAACAGGAACCTTCACTACTGATGAAGTAATTACTGGTCTAACTTCAGGTGCTAAGTGGAGTCCTGAGACATTTGACACTCTAAATAATACGAACAGCACGGTAGATCAGAACAGACAGATCGAAGATAGTGCAGACAACATTATCGATTGGACTGAAGGTAATCCATTCGGTGAATATGGTAATCAGACAGGTAGCTTCTAATGTTAGGATCACATTTTTATAATTCAATTGTTCGTAAGAACATCATTGCGTTTGGTACGCTCTTCAATAATATTGAGATGAAGAGTACAGATCCTAATACGGGTGAAGTATTAGAAACACAAAAGGTTCCTCTCAACTATGGACCTAAGCAAAAGTTCCTTGTTCGTCTGGCAGAGAATAATGCATCCAGTAAAGTGGCAATCACATTGCCACGTATTTACTTCGAGATGAATGGTATCGAATACGATTCTACCCGTAAAACATCACCAATTCAGCAATACAAAACAATCGTTGCTGATAATGGTAATGAAGTCAAGGTGCAATATGTTCCTGTTCCTTATAATTTAAATTTTGAACTAGGAGTTATTGCCAAGTCTCAAGATGATGCATTGCAAATTGTAGAGCAAATTCTGCCATACTTCCAACCATCTTTGTCTCTGACTATCAATATGATTCCAGATATGAATGAAAAAAGAGATGTTGCTATCTTACTTAACAACATCTCTGGTGAAGACGAGTGGGACGATACTTTCTTGAATCGTCGTTATATCACATACACATTGAACTTCACAATGAAGTCTTACCTCTACGGTCCTTACAGCACTTCCGATATTATCAGGAAGGCGATCATCCACGAAACAATTGGCGATCTTGCTGTCAGTCGCAGAACTATTACAAGAACATATACACCCAAAGCAACAACAGATATCAACACAGATGGCGTCATCGATGCTGCTGATGATGTACTAGTCAATGCTGGTGATGACTTTGGATTTAATGAAGGGATTGAATTCTTATGAGCCTAGAAGAGAACATGGAGGAGATCCTCAACATTAGTGCAGAACCTGTTGAGGAGAGCAAACCTTCCAAACCACAACCACCACAGGTCGATAGAGACGACCGTGAGAAGGATTACCAATATACCAGGGGTGAGTTATACTCACTCATAGACAAGGGTCAGGAGGCGGTTAACGGTGCCTTAGAGGTCGCTCAGGAGTCTGGGCACCCTAGAGCATATGAAGTCGCTGTAGCGGCGATGAAGCACGTTGCAGACATGACTGAAAAACTGCAGGATCTTCATAAGAAGATGAAGGATCTTGACGAAGAAAAGAAAGGTCCATCCAAAGTTACCAACAATGCTATGTTTGTTGGTAGCACTGCTGAACTACAGAAGATGCTCAAGCAAATGGGCGGGGGTAAACGCTAAATAACTTAGTAAACCCTCGTCGGTTATCATGAGAGATTTTAAAGAATTCAGAGAACTCTGTGAAGCAAAACGTGGTCTCTACGCAAATATCCACGCTAAACGAAAAAGAGGAGAAGCACCTGCGCGTCCTGGTAGTAAGGACTACCCCGCCAAGGATGCTTTCAAAAAGGCGGCGAGGACTGCCAAAGAAAGTTTTGAACTCGAAGAAGCAGCCTGGACCCGAAAGGAAGGCAAGAAAAAGTCTGGAGGTCTTAATGAGAAGGGACGTAAATCTTACGAAAGAGAAAATCCTGGAAGCGACCTTAAAGCACCAAGCAAGAAGGTTGGAAATCCCCGTAGAGCGTCATTCTGCGCTAGAATGAAAGGAATGAAAAAGAAACTCACTTCCTCAAAGACTGCAAACGATCCAGATAGCAGAATCAATAAGTCTCTTAGAAAGTGGAATTGCTGAGGTTAGG